CCAAGCGCAAAAATTCCTCTAGTACTGTTCCCTGCTGCTGAACCTAAATAAGATGCCAAACTAGCAGCGGTAGCGGACCCATTTGTGTCACAGGCATAAGTGTATTTATTGCGAGTAGTAGATGCGACACCCGGATATCCAAGCGCAAAAATTCCTCTAGTGCTGTTCCCTGCTGCGGAACCAGCATAAGCCGCAGCGCTCGCTGCAGTAGCGCACCCATTTGTGTCACAGGCATAAGTGTATTTATTGCGAGTAGTAGATGGGCCACCCACACCCACATATCCAAGCGCAAAAATTCCTCTAGTGCTGTTCCCTGCTGCGGAACCTCCATAAGATGCCGCACTAGCAGCGGTTGCGGACCCATTTATATCACCGGAGTAGGTGTATTTATTACGGGTGGAAGTAGAACCGCCACCCACATATCCAAGCGCAAAAATTCCTCTAGTGCTGTTCCCTGCTGCGGAACCAAAAAAAGATGCCGCACTAGCAGCGGTTGCGCACCCATTTGTGTCACAGGCGTAAGTGTATTTATTACGGGTGGAAGTAGAACTGCCATTACATCCAAGCGCGAAAATCCCAACCGTTCCGACAGCTCCACCTTGTGGTGCAATAAAACCAAACCCCTGCGCCGACGCGGCCCCCTTTGAGAAGATAGTAGGCATCCACTACCCTCACTTATACTGGGTTTGGGCGGCAAGCACCTTAAACGTCGCGCTGCCAGTTTTGATGATTGTGTAAATATAAGTATCCAAGGCGCTTGCATTTCCAGATGTCGGGGCGGTTCCACCTTGCCAAACAGGAGTAACAGCCGAACCGTCTACCTGCACAGCATTATTATAGTAGGCCGTAGATCCCTGCTGAACAAGAAACGCAACTGTCACTGACTGGCCAGTGGACATTAATGTGTTTAAGGAAGTTCCGCTTGAGCCTCTAAAGTTTACCGTCCAATTCGCAGAGGCATTTGACGTATAATACAACACGCTCTGCGTCGTTACATCATAGTTTATTGTTCCCGTCGCAGCAGTCGCAGAGACCGTCGATGTCTCACCGATATTTGTAAGTATAGCGGCAAGTTTTGATGTGCTACCTGCGAGTGTAACCGTCGTTCCATCAGAAGTCGCGCCAGCAATTTCACCCACTGTTGCTGCATTATCATACAACAACCGCGTTGATGTGCCGGATGCAATGGCAGTCGAATTGATAACAACACTGCCAATATTGACCGTATTGTAAGCAATCGTCTCAACAATGTCGCCAGCAACTGCCGCAACGCTTAATACAACGCTCGTTCCGTTCGACGCCGTGTAGTCAGAGGCGTTTAACAATACGCCGTTAAGATAAACCGCAACATATCCAACGGTATAAGACACCGTGAAGGTCGTCTGACCACCCGTCGCAGTAAAGGACGTGCGAACGTAAGTCGCGTTTGGCGCTGTGCCTGTAGGACCAGTGGCACCAGTGCTACCCGTGGGGCCTGTCGGACCAGCAACAGTAGAGGCCGCGCCCGTAGGACCAGTTGGTCCAGTGGCGCCTGTTGACCCTGCAGAACCAGTAGGGCCAGTGGGCCCTGTTAATCCAGTTGAGCCAGTCGGTCCAGTTGGTCCCGTTAAACCAGTTGATCCCGTTGGGCCAGTTGGGCCATTACTGCCAGCCGTTCCAGTCGGTCCAGTTGGTCCCGTTAAACCAATTGATCCCGTTGGGCCAGTTGGGCCATTACTGCCAGCCGTTCCAGTAGGGCCAGTTGGGCCAGTTAAACCAGTTGAGCCAGTCGGTCCCGTTGGCCCATTACTGCCAGCCGTTCCTGTCGGTCCAGTTGGGCCAGTTAAACCAGTTGAGCCAGTCGGTCCCGTTGGCCCATTACTGCCAGCCGTTCCTGTCGGTCCAGTTGGGCCAGTTAACCCAGTAGACCCAGTAGGACCAGTAGGCCCAGTTGCACCTGCCGAACCAGAACTACCAGTAGGCCCTGTCGGCCCTGTCGCGCCCGTCGGTCCAGTAGACCCAGTTGGACCAGTTGGTCCATTACTGCCAGCCGTTCCAGTTGGGCCCGTTGGCCCGTTACTGCCGGCACTCCCCGTAGGCCCAGTAGGCCCTGTCGGACCAGCAACAGTAGACGCAGCCCCAGTTGGTCCCGTTGGCCCTGTCGCGCCTGTGCTACCCGTTGGACCTGTAGGGCCAGTAGATCCTGTCGGCCCTAACTGCGTATACATCACTTGTTGTGCTGTAAATATAACACTGGGTGTTGCAGGAACCGTTGGGCCTGTCTGTGAACTAAATGCTGCAATAGATATTGCGGTGTTGCTAACGGCCCATACCAACTGCACATAGTCGCCAGCATTTAATTTTAGAACATAATTTATAGCCGCAATAAGCTCGCCGTTTGTTCCGCCAGATTTTTTCGGAATCCAATAAATACTATTGCTTTCTGTTACATCAGAACCATTAACCCTAATCCACACATCAACATTATCATTTCCAGAGCCAGTATCCGTATTTGCAAACTGGATAGAATATTGCAGATTATATACGCCAGCATTGGCAAATGTAATTTGATTGCCGCTAACGATGCTGACGCCGTTACTGTTTGGATCTGTGTTACCAATATTTATTACATATGATGAAGTCGTGCTGGCCGCTGTCTGATTTGTAGTATCGTAAAACGCCCCCCAATATCCTAATGCCCCACCAGCACCTGTTGAACCTGTAGCCCCAGTAGGGCCAGTTGGTCCGGTCCCTGTTGGGCCTGTAGCCCCTGTTGGTCCTGTAGGACCAGTCGTTCCAGCAGGACCAGGCGCGCCATTAAGATTTACTGACCAAGCAGAATACGTCCCAGTTCCCGTTGTTGATGTAACATTAACAACAAGAGCTCCCGTTCCAGAGTTATAGGACGTGACCGTGCCAATCATGTAATGGGACGAATCATACGCAATGAGAACTTGCTGCGCAGTCGTATAAGCTAGTCCAGTCCCAACAGTAAGAGACTGTGACCCCGTTGCAATCGTTAAGGTCGTCGAACTAGTCGTAGAGTATATACTTCCACTTATACCAGTCGGACCAGTCGGACCAGTAGACCCAGTAGGGCCTGTCGCCCCCGTAGAGCCAGCACTCCCCGTAGGTCCGGTCGGTCCCGTAATACCAGTAGATCCAGTAGGCCCCGTCGGCCCAGAAGACCCGGCACTACCAGTGGGGCCAGTTGGTCCAGTGGAACCCGTAGAACCAGAACTCCCCGTAGGCCCCGTAGGCCCTGTGCTACCAGTGCCGCCAGTTGGGCCAGTTGGGCCAGTAGACCCAGAAGATCCTGTAGGGCCCGTTGGACCAGTTCCAGTTGGCCCTGTCGGGCCAGACGAACCTGATGACCCAGTTGGACCCGTTGGGCCTGTTGGCCCCGTCCCCGTGGGGCCGGTAGGGCCGCTAGAGCCGGAAGAACCAGTTGGGCCAGTTGGACCTGTAGCCCCAACTCCCGTAGGCCCCGTGGGGCCGGCGACTGTAGAGGCCGCCCCAGTTGGACCCGTTGGACCTGAACCCGTTGGACCAGTTGGACCAGACGTTCCAGATGTTCCAGCGGCGCCCGTCGGGCCAGTAGCGCCGGCGCTGCCCGTAGGGCCAGTTGGGCCCGTAGGTCCGGCGACGGTTGAGGCCGCGCCCGTTGGCCCCGTTGGACCATTAGGGCCAGTAGGGCCTGTTATTTGAGCGCCTACGGGGCCCGCATCCGTCCACGTTGATCCGCTCCACACCCATAAGTGGTCTGTGTCTAATGTGACATATGCATCCCCAGGAGCTCCAGTATAACTTGATGGATAACCTGGGAGGGCTGTGGCCGTTGCAACAGTGCCCTTGTAAGAAAAGCCGCCCGCAGGACCAGTTGGGCCGCTCGGCCCGGTAGGGCCACCAAGATTAGCTATTTGTCGAGACGTAATGCGAACAGAAGTCCCCGACTGAACAGCCTCGAGCTGCTCATTGCCATCTAAACTAATGGCTACTGGTAAGTTGGGGATCTGGATGTTCGACATTTATCTCTCGCTATATCGTGTATGTCGTGCCAGAAATAGCACTTACTGTTCCACTTGTCGCCGTTGTTCCAGACTGAACACCAAGGCCCCAAGCCCTCGTAACACCGGTGCTCAGTTGATAAATGGCAGCAGATGCACCCGTAGAACCGTAACAAAATCCGCCTATTATGGTCATAATACCAGTTTCATTTACATAACCATATTGACGAACGCCATTAGTGTCGCAATTTGTTATGCAGACTTCACCGCCAGATCCAGCTTTCACATAATACCCAATTCTATACGACCATGCACAACAATTAGTCACATGAGTAAGAAAGCATTGTGAGTTAGTGCTTTGGAATAAAAATGCGTAACCGTTATAATTAGGATAATTTACCAAATCAATGACGCAATCTGTTCCACAATTTACTATTTTGGTTCCATTACAACCGTCAATAAGATACCCAGTGTCATAAGAAAAAATAAAACAATTGGAAATAGATGCCGCGTCAACATTTGTTAATGCTATTCCATTTCCACTTCTATACCACCAATTGCCACCAGAATTTAATCCTATTCCTTGAGCCCCAATCGTGCCCAATGCAGAGCAATATATATTATCAATTGTCACAATATCTGCCGAATAATAAATATTAATGCCGTTTATGTTATCCATTTTTAAGTTTGTTAATGTTGCTCTTTGGGCATAATTTGTATAAATTCCCGTATTAAATCCAATAATCATACACTTATCAACTGTAATGTCATCGGCGTCACATGATATTGCTGCCTGAGACCCGCTCCAAGACCCAGTCGCGCTTCCAGTATTTGTTAATGTTACTTGAGAAGTTGTAGCGGCTGTAATTTTATATATTCCAGCAAAAGCAGACACTGGATTAGTTGCTATTGTTGCATACGCACCAACAATAAATTGAGAACTTGTCGGCGTAAAGTTTACTATAATAGAGCCGCCAGAAACTGACATTGACGTAATGCCAATTGTAGTTGTCGGATTTCCACCAAGAGCTTTAATTGCAGTTCCTGCATAGGCAGTTGGGACGCCTTCTGCAAAAGTCATCCCGTATCGATATATAAAACAATTATTTATACTTGACCCGCCTTGTAAATAAATTGAATACGAAGAATTAACAATCAACGCAGATAGGCTTGTCCCTACCGTGCAAAGACCGGGAACATTCCCGCCGACAATCCCCTCTGATTCATAAGGACCCAGTAAGCTTACTTCGGGTCTAACGTATATATTTGCACCAATATAAAACTTACCCGGAGGAAAATATACCGTCCCACCATTTACAAGAGAATCAATAGCCGCCTGAATGGCCGAGGCGTCATTTGTCGTTCCGTCTCCAACTGCGCCAAAGTCATAAACATTTGCCTGGCTCGCAAATCTATTTGTTAGTGACCTATATGTTGATGCGCCAGTAAGACTGGATGATACAAGTATATTATTCATTAATGTGTTTGCGCCAGTCGCGGCTGTTGGGCCAGTGTTTCCGACGACGCTGTATGCGTTTAACGTAGGCGTCCCAGACCCAGTAGGGCCAGTGGCGCCCGTGGGGCCAGTTGGACCAGCGCCCGTTGGGCCAGTAGAACCCGTAGGCCCTGTCGCCCCCGTCGGGCCAGTGCCAGAAGGCCCCGTAGGGCCGGCGACAGTTGAGGCCGCACCAGTGGGTCCAGTTGGGCCAGTCCCTGAAGGGCCAGTTGGGCCGGTATACCCCATAGGGCCCTGTGCGCCTGTTGCGCCAGTAGGACCTATAGGGCCAGGAGTTGTAGCAATTTGGCTTTCAATATAAGAAAAATTAGCGTCCAACTCTGAAAGAGGGATTTTGCCGCCGCCAGGAATATTTTGGAATGTATAAGGAACCGGCATAATTTCCTCTCTTACGGGTGACTAGCTTTATAGTCGTCAAACTCTTTCTTTAATTCTTTTACCGCATTGATCAACGCATAAGTAAGTTGCGTTACATCTATTCTATATAAATCAGTTTTATCACCAGTGTCTTTATCTGTGTATGTATATGTTGAAACCATATCTGAAAAATTTGTCGCCAATAAATCTTGAGCAATCAATCCGTGGCATATTTCGCCATTGTCTTGGCTGCCATACATGCCATTATATTTATAGGTTACAGTCCTCAATGATACTAAATCAGATAAACCTAACGTGTAATCAACAATGTCTTTTTTAACGCGAGAATCAGAACTAATTTCCCAAGCAGTCGTTGAACCTGTTTTATATGCGTGAGCTCCAGTAATTGTTAAATTACCGTTTGATAAACTAGAATTAAAAACATTGGACGATGTTGTTGCCGAATATATGCTAAACGCCAACCCTGCCCCGTCAAAGGTAAAAGATCCAATTGAAGACCCGGTTGACGTTACAAAGCCCATACTTGGCTGGTTTAAAAAAGATCCATACCCATAAACATTTATACCATTAAGAACAGATGTTCCGGCATAAATTGTTAAGTTTCCACCGCTGCCACTAGAGCCTATACTTACTGTGCTAGATGACGCCGTTAAAAGATTAGTATTAACCGTTAATCCGGCAGTGCTTAAACTTCCCGCAGAACTCAACGTCATTATAGACGTCGTTCCAATTCCGCCAGTATACCAAGCAAACCCACCGCTAGAAACACTGAAACGGCCAGTTGTAGAATTATAATCAGTAACAATACCACCAGTAGGCGCCGTAGCAGTAAACGCCCCCGTAGACGCCAATCCGTTTGATACGACAAGATTTGTTCCAGTTGTCGTGACGCCAGACGTCTCGCCCACAGTGGCAGAGTTATCATAAAGAAGTCTGGACGACGTCCCGCCCGTAATTGTAGTTGTATTGATTATAATGGGTCCAGTTGGTCCGGTCGGCCCCGTTGGGCCACTACCCGTTGGGCCTGTTGGGCCACTACCCGTTGGGCCTGTCGGGCCTGTCGGGCCAAAACCTGTCGGACCAGTTGGACCAGTCCCAGTTGGGCCAGTTGGGCCGGCAATAGTAGACGCCGCACCAGTCGGGCCAGTTGGGCCCGCGCCCGTTGGTCCAGTAGAACCCGTTGGTCCCGTAGGTCCAGTTGGTCCAGTATTGCCCGTTGGGCCTGTGGGGCCGGCAACCGTAGAAGCGGCACCCGTTGGGCCAGTAGCTCCAGTTGGGCCTGTTGCACCCGTAGGGCCAGTAATGCTTTGAGTTATGGCTCCATTGTCAACCCAAGTTGACCCACTCCATACCCATAAATGTCCAGTGTTTGTGGCAATGTAAGCGTCGCCAATAGAACCAGAATAAGAGCTTGGGTAGCCAGGTAACGCGCTGGCAGTTGCTACCGCGCCCTTATAAGTAATGCCTGCTCCAGCCGGCCCCGTCGTGCCAGTTGGACCAGTGGCACCCGTTGGGCCAGCAACTGTAGAGGCGGCTCCAGTTGGACCAGTTGGTCCCGTTGGGCCCGTTGGGCCAGCGACAGTTGAGGCCGCTCCAGTTGGCCCAGTTGGGCCGGTGGGGCCAGTTTTTCCGGTAGGACCAGTCGCGCCCGTCGCGCCTATTGACCCAGTTGGGCCAGTTGGGCCCGTCGCGCCTTGAGGGCCTGTAGAAATACTACCATTGTCATACCAGGCGCTACCATTCCACACCCACAAATGGTCATTTATCGTGGCAACGTATGAGTCGCCGACGGCATTACCTGAAGTTGGTAGATTGGCGTAAGAATAAACCGTTCCCTTATACGTCAATCCGGGGCCAGTTGGGCCAGTGGCGCCCGTAGGGCCAGCCGTTGTGGCAATTTGACCCTCAACATATGCAAAATTGGCGTCTAATTGATAAAGAGGGACTGACTGGCCGCCAGGAGTGTTTTGAAAAGTATAAGGAACGGCCATAATTATCCCTTTACAGAATAGTTGTATTCCATGTGACGTTAACGGTTTGATTGTTCGACCAGTTAATGTCCCACAATACAGTATTATTCCATATAGTTATATAGTTTTTGTAAGGCGGAAGATAGCCCGTATAAGGTATCATAGTATTGCCGTAAGGGACACCAATGCCACCTAATGTCCCAGGGTATAAATGAGCCGTTGGGACTTCAAAGAAAGAATTATTTTGCCAAGAAAGGACGCCGCCAGAGTCATTTGTCCAATAAACAGGGACTTCAGTTCCTGTGGCGCCGGAAGGAGCATTCCAATCTGTTCCAGGCAGTTGATTTCTACCCTGCGGCGGCTCACCAGTCTGTTGAGTAACGCGATCATCATTGTTTTGAGTAATGCGCAAGTTGCCGCCAATAACAGGAATGCCTGTAATTGGGTCGACCGTATTCTGACCTGAAGTATATCGATAATTTGTTTCGTCCTGAACAAACCACTCAACACGAGGATTTTGGATGGGAACGGGATCTGCCGGGACAACAATAGCTCTAAGCTGTTCTTGCGGCGTGTCGTAGCATTGGTCGCATACTAAAATGCGAATATTTACAATTGATGCGCCGCGCCAGTCGTGCTGCCAATGTAATCTGTCATGATTATACCAAATGCCACACCTGTCGCACACAGCCTGGCTGCGCGGGTTTCTTGACGATACTTGTGCCCGTCCGGCTTTAGAGGCGTAAGCCATGTCTCACCTAAAATATCCGTTAACGGTAGGCGACACATAAAATGCCGACGTCTCAATATTTTGAGCAACGGCTATTTGATAGCTCTCATCAGCAAAAGGCTTGAGCATTGCAACTTTTTCGGGGGCCCATATTTGAGCGAGCCTTAAAGCAAGAGCATAAGCCATTGCGTCCAAGAAATAATACGGCAAATCTAATTGTTGATTCCCGTTTAAATTTGCATCCTGCAATTGGATTAGTCTGTAATATTTAAGAAATGCCTCATTGCCATCCGGCACCGGCCATAAAGTTACTGTCGGGCTTAAAAGCCTGTCCATCCAGTATGTTGTGGGGAAACCTGTTTGAGATTTATTTGGGTAGCTTGCATATTCAGTTCGGCTTATGGGCAGAATTATTCTGTCCGTGTAAGTGCCGTCGCCATTGGCGACACTAATATATGTATCCAACATAACAATGGTATTTGAATCAATGGAATAAGTTGTTTGCCCCTCAATAAGAGGGACCGTCACAAGGTCGACGGCCCAAGTATTAACACCCTCAGAGCTCCAGCGAGACAAAATCATGTTTGTCGCCATACGCGCAGAGTCAAGGTGTTCTTGAAGGACAGCCGTAGGTCTAATCCCTATAAGCTGATAAGCATACAGCGTAAGCGATCCCAAGTCTGGGTTAAACGTATATTGTCCGCTCGTGCTCACAGCTGCCCCTTAAAGTTAGATCGGGCCGTTGCTCAATTGTAAGAATGTCGCAGTAACAGAGCCATTGCCGCTATTGAGCAAAACTCTAGCAAATACTGGCGCCTGATTAAAATAACTAGACTTTGATGCGCTTGCCCCAACGACATTTGTATCAAGAGAAGACAACCACGTCATGGACGCCAAGGCGACAGGATTTGTCGCACTATTGGGGTCGTCCATAGAAGTCTGAATAGTGTAGTTAACTGTTCCAGTAACATTAACTTGGATGGACACAGGCGCAGGGGCCCAATCGTCAAAACGAATGAGGTCGCTTGATTTAGCGCCGCCAGAGGCGTCAGAAACAGTAACTGTAATTGGACGCATTAGCGTTTTCCCTTTGTCTTACCGGCTCGCGCTGCGGCTACATTATCAACCAAATTTGGGTAAGGACGACCCGCGGCCCTCGCCCTAGCCTTAGCCATCTTAACACCTTTTGCGCTTAAAGCCTTATGTTTTGCATCTTTAGGCGCATCTTTTTCCCAAAATGGCTTGATCATACTAACAGTCCCACTTTCGCAGTGATTTGTTCACACGGCTATTTGGGTCGGCAGCAGCAGCTGCCCCAGTAAGTTTTTTCTTTAATCCTGTCATTCTAGCACAGAATGACTTACGTCGAGAGGCCGACTTATCGCTTTTTGCGGCCTGCTCTTTCGAGACCGGCGGCTTCAGGTTGTGACCTTCAGCCTTGGCTGAAGCCCTGCCCTTAGCATTGAGGCCACCAGATTTATTTTTACCTTCTGATCTCTGCCAAGCAGGGCTCTTCGCCATATGTCATCTCCAAGAATACGACGAGGGTTCTAAAAAACCCCCGTCGATTTCACTACCGATAATTTTAGTAATGAGCAGTTTTACCGCGTGGCTCGCCCTTGGCGGCAGAAGAAAGAACGCCGCCACCAGAAGCGCGGGCAGGCTTCTTAGCCTTACCACCTTTCTTCATGCAGCTGCCGCCCTTTTTAAAGCCGTCAGTGCCTTCTTCAGCACGACGGACAGTTTCACCAGCGCCAAAATTGCCTTTGGTTTTGGGATCCTTAACAACGTAACCCATCGTGGGCTCCTATTAGTTAGAAGACGTTAGCTGGACATAGTTAATGGTGACATTAACATAACCAGCCGTAGCGGCAGTTCCGACAGGCGTAATTGTCACAACAACGGGAGCAACCGTTGGAGCAGCAACACCAAGAACTGTTTGATTTGACATAGCGGCAAGTTGTGCCGCCGTGTATGTCGGCGCAATACGACCCGTGGCAGCCTTAACGTCAACGCTACCAACATACGTTGTCGCGGCGGCAGATGTGCCGATAGACAGCGTAGAGGAAGTGCCAGAGTTAAAAGCAGTCAGAACGTCAATGTCAAAAGACACGATCTGAGAGCCGGCGGGGATATACATTGTTGCAGAAACGGCAGTAGCGCCATTCTGCGTAAGTGCGACTGACTGAGCAAGTCTTGCAAAACCTATATTAGGGCCATTGGTTTGGCCCTGCTGTAGGTCGCCCGATGTAACCGGCCCAGTGAAGTTTGTCTGACCCATTAGGTCTCTCCTTCAAAGTTGTGAGGGGAGCAGATAGCTCCCCTCGTTTGCCGATTAAGACGTTGGGAACGAGCCCCAAATTGCTCGCCAGTTGTAATACGAGAAGCTGTAACGCTCGTATCCTTTGACAAGCAAGTTGTCAGTTACGAAATCGACCTGCATGTCGGTCTCGAACCTTACACGTTCCATGTAACTGAGACCGTCAATGTTCGTCAGCAAGAACCAAGCATATTGCGAGGTCAAGAAGTCGTTGACGAAATAACCTTCAGGCAAGCCGCCCGCGGTCATCATGATGGCATTGACGTCGTTGTCTGCCGTGCCTGGGCGTAGCTCTGTCTTTGTGAGACGGATAGCAACAGGCTCAAGCTGCGGTGGAACAACAAGACGACGACCACGCGCAAACACCTTCAGACCAGCTTGGTCTCTGAAGTTTGTGCGGATCGAGATCATGCCATTGAGCAGCGTAGCTTCGTTAAGGTCGACTTGAACAGATGGCGTGTTAGAAACAACACCACCGTCAATCGGATGCGAAGCGGAGCAGAGTGGCTGGCCGTCGCCGCCGACTGAAGCATTATACGTCGTTGCCGTGTTGAGCACGTTGGCGCCGTAGATTTCTTTAGTCTGCTGGAACGACTCAATAAGGCCGAGGTTCGACGGCATGAACTGTGTCTTATACAGGTTGTCGTCGATTGCCTTACGGGTGATTGCGTAACCGAGAGCAATTTCAACGTGCTCTTGGTTGTAGATGTAACGCTCACCAGCCGAGTTATCAAAAGCGGTTTGGCCGCCTTCAGTCTTCAACTGAGCAAGACCCAAGAAGCGCATTTCCGCAGTGCGCTCAAGCGCCATTTTGGAATCATGCTTCGTGAAAATCTTGTCATACTGAGATGGAATCATCTCATATTTACCCTCAACCCCCCGGAGGCCCGGAAGGAGGAGGTCTTTAATGGCAGAGAGATTAACAGCCATTGGTCCTTACTCCTTATTAGACGCCCTGGAAGTTGCGCGTTACGACGTTGTTGAACATGACAACGGCCTGATCATAAGCCTGTCCGTTCGACAGCGTGCCCTGCACACCAGGAGGGTTGTTGATGATAGAAACAATCTTAAACGGATTGTTTTGGAGGTAGCTGCTCGTGTTAATTGTCGTCGTATCAAGATACGCAGTCGACAATCCATTAGCCGTGTTGCCGGTGCTGTTGGTGCCAGCGCCAGTGCCAATGTTGTAGTAGGCAAAGCCAATCGTGGAATTTACGTCGGAAAGCGCCAAGCCAGTTGCGTCTGACTGAACGACAAACTTAGCGTTAGGATCGTTGACGATGTAGCCTTCAACAGTCTGCGTTGAAGCGACGTCGCTGCCAACCCAGAAGTTCGACCACACGGTGCGCTTCTGAGACACTGACAGGTATTTGCAGCCAACAAAGATGCCGGCAATGCCAAGGGCGACTGGTGTAGCACCCGTAGCAGCAGCCTGTGCGACAGAGCCGTCGGCCTGCCACGTTACTGGGTCGCCAAAAAAGATATTGGTCGCATTGTAGTCAATAAGGACAGCGACTTGCTCATATGTCGGAGCAGAGCCGTTACCCTGATACTGACGAAATCCAAAGGGGCTGTTGGTGTTCGCCACGATGGTTCTCCCTTTTACAGGAGTTCCTTCATCGCGCACCGGGGCGATATACGGAACAAAAAAAAGTTAATGCCTCACGCCGAGGAGGCTCAGGCCATTTTTCAGGCTTAACATTATTATATATAAAATGATGGTAAACGTAAAGAGACCCCATTTAGGGGCCTCTATTGTCTTTATATCATTAATCCCTCGGCACAGGCATGGGCTCATATGACTTATTAATTTGAGGCCTAACCTTTGCGTGGTCTCGCGTCAATGTGCCATCTGGCGTGCCAGATAATTGCTCTTCCTTCGCCCGAACCTGCATTCTCGCCTTACGGATCTCTGCGGCCTTACGCTCGTCAATAATCTCCGTTGGGCACTCCATCAGAATGTTACCCTTGCGCGTGATAACACCGCTGTTTGTGTCGTGTGGCATCATTTCGGGGTGGCGGCTCGTTGGAACCGCTGTCCACCCAGAACGCGCAAGTTGAACTTGATACGCGGGGTCTTCGGCGCCATACACCGTGTGACGACGCCACATATACGTCCAGCCTTCAGGAATAATGCCTGGGTCGACATAAAACTCATCAGTCCCGTCAACAACCTCTCCAAGGTGTTCACGCAATTCAGCCGCACGTTGGCGAGCTCTCTCACGCGGGTCTGCGTCACGAATAGGTGGCCTCAGTGAAGAAACAACTTCAACTGGAGCCGTCTCTTCAACGACATCTGTTACATCGTCTTGAAGAACTGGCTCTGATTTGCTCTTCTGGAAAAGGCCCTTTGGCCGTCCGCGTCTAATATTAGATTCCATAATTATTGCCTTCCCATCTTGCCTTCATTGCGAAGGGCGATCATGTTTTTCGCGTATTCAGCCTCAGTCATCCCCATCATCTTTGCCGTGTCGGCCTGCTCCCTCGAAAGACGAATGACATTTGGTCTTTGATTGCCCCTAGAAACAGGAGCAGCAGGAGGAGGAACTTGACGGCGCGGAGAAGGAGCGGCGGCCTCAGACACAGGGTCAGTGTCGTCGCTTTTATTAAGGCCGAGGCGGTTCTCAATAAAAGAAAAATACTCGTCGCTATCGGGCGCAATGCCGTCATCAACAGCGTCCTCATGCGCCCTATACATGCGACGAATGGATCTTTCATCACGCAGGCTATCCCGATTTTCACGCAACCACGAAGCAGAACGTGGCGAAACATTCTGCGCCATTTGATCAATCGGGTCTACATAACGTGGCTGTTCAACTATTTTAGGCTGTTCACCGTCTTCAGTGTCTTTCATCTGACGCTTCATAGCCTTCTTGCCCTCTTTGAGGCGCTCAAGCTGACTATTATTCATAGAAATGGCTGAAACAATCTCCGCGGCCTTTGCAGAATCGCCAACACTAATGGCTTCAGCGTAGGCATTCTGAAGCGCCTTGTCTCTTTCCTTCACTGTCTCAATTGCATTGACGACAAGCTGGTATTGAGACTCAGACTTGTCCCCTTCAGCCCTTTCGGCACGCTCTCTGGCCGCCATAGCCTGCCGCTCGGCCTCTTCGGCGCGGCGCTTTTCTATCTCAAGGCGTCTTTTTAGCTCTTTAATTCCCTCTTCCGCCGAAAATTCTTTCTTTTCTTCGGCCTTTACATGCTTTTCATCGTTTTTTTCGACTTCAACAATTGGTTCGTCGTTCTTTTTTTCCTCTTTAGGGTCATCAAGAACAACTTCAACGTGATCATTTTCATCAGACATATAAATATCTCCTACCAAATCTGGTCTGGCGCCTGAATACGCGCCTTTACCTGTGTATCAGACAAAATTCGGCACAAAACGCCATTAACAGTCGCGCTCCAACCATCAGACGGACGAAAAACCACCCAGTCGTGATTATTAAACGAGACACCTTCAAACCATTCGCCAGTTTCGTCATTAAAGGCAGACGGCCCCATCTTTAAAATGAGCCCGACCTTTGACTGAAATCGGTCTTCGTCACGATATTTATCGCTCAAATATAGACCGCTCTTAGTTTTCTCAGGCCTAATATAGACGCCAACAAGAATTTGATTGTTGAAAATCTCAATGTCAGAGATATCGCCAATTTCATCTATTAACTTACCCTTTGGATCGTCTNNATGATCCATCTGCAATTGCTTCATTGTGCTTCCCTTCCATGAATATTACTGTCCGCCTCNTCCATGTATTCAATAGCCAAGCGCAGACCAGCAATTTTACCGCTAATGAAGCGGTATTCGTCAAAATCTTCAACCATTCCAAAGGACATGTTTTCTTTTAATCTCTCAATTTCAACATCTATCAATCGTCTTAGCTCTCTCTCAAAGAGCTGTGATACCGTAAATGTTCCCATGACCAGCTTCCACTCTGGCTTGCCTATGATTCTGCGAAAATCGGCAAGGTTTTTTCGCAGCCTTCCTCTTATAAGTGGGGGCGACTCTGAGGAAGGGGAAGAGCCGCCCCCGTCACAGCAATTACTTGCCGCGAACCTCCCCGCCAGCTCTGCGGGCAGGCGCATCCTTGTGTAGCTTTGCAATGTCCGTCTTTTGGAGGCGACCCTCACCCGAACCGGCGCCAGCTTCCATGTCCTTATATGACTTGGCGACTTTGGTAATACGGCCACCAGCCTTTCTTGCAGGCATCGGCACATTAGGTCCGGCGCCCACTCCCATGTCGGCTGGCATAGGAGCAGCCGCGGCGACAGGGAAATTTGGTAGCATCTTAGGCGCAATTGGAGGCGCAATTGGAGCAGAACCCAATCCCTTCGGCATCGTGTTGATGTCGATATGAATGTCTGTCTTGCCAGTCTTGCCGCCCTTGGCGTGTTTCATGCGCTTTAATGTCTCAGCGAGACGGGCGCGCTTGCCAAGCTTGCCACCCTTTTCGGCTGCCTTCTCAAGTTTCTTGGCAGGGATCTTTTCTCCGGCAGGGACGCCAAGTTGTTTATGCAACGCGCCCTTGTGTTTAATGGCCTTCTGAATCCACTTCTCCCCGGCCTTGCCGCCATCCTTACGGCCAAAGCGTGAGGCGCGCATGTCTGCGTCAGTATAGCTTTCTTCGCGGCGCAGTTGAGAAGGAGAAACCTGGGCCCTTGAGCTGTCTGAAGCAGAAGGCATAACCTTCAGGCCCTTCATGCGGACTTCTGAACCAATAGCCTCCTCTGGGCTTGGCAGGACGCGCTCCCCGTCGGCGTGCTTTGAGCGAACCTTGCCGCCCTTCTTATAATGCTCAGTCTTAGCGCGAACTGGCGTAATCTTTTCAGTGCCAATGCGGTCCTTTGTGTCTTTCTTAGACGCGGCGCTGGATAGGACTTTGCCGCCTTCGGCCTTCTTCATTTTACCGCCCCAGCAAGCCTTAGCCTTGCCGCCCTTCTTGAGGCCGCCAACGTGCTTTACGCCCTCGCGGTCTTTATTGGCCTCTTTCATATTCTTATTGGCCATGCCAATGCCAATTTCTTTTTCAACTTTGCCGCCGTCTTTGCGAGCAACGCGACCGCCCTTATTGTATTGGCGTGGCGAAATCGGGCGCATCCCTGTCTTTGCCTCACCATTCATGGGTTCAGCTGGCGACCAGTCGGAACTGTCAACGCGCTGGTCTTTTGCGTAGCTGCCTGGGTTGGCGAGAGACTTGGCCTTTGCCTTCATCTTTTCGCGTGATTTTTTGGCTAGTTCATACATTATTTCTCTCCGGCCGGATTAAACGGGGCGTCCCCCGCCGCAGTTATTTGCGGTGTTTGGATAATACCTCAAGTGCGTTGTCTACGATAGATGAAGATCCCTCTAAATGAGATTCTCTTCCATTAGCAGATTTACGGATATGATGAGGAACATCTGTTTCTTGCTCATGAGAAAGCTCTTTTGGAGGCTCCCCCATGAAAGCTAAATCAAGATAATTTTCTCTTGTAACCGGAATGCCCAATCTGTTCATTAATCTTGAAAGAGCATTATTTTCAGTGCCATTCGGGCGCATTAATTCCTCCTGCAAAATCTAATATTTGTTGTCGCGCTTCATTTTTTGTCAGCCTACCTTCGGCATATTGTTTCCAAATAGAATTAATAACTTTATTATTAGCGGGATTTTTAAACACATCTGGGAATAACCCACGCACGCCTTCCCAAGTTATAGACTGCATTTGCCTTGGTAGAATACCTCTTTCTTTAGCCGCTCGTCTATAGGCTTCTGCATAAAGAGGGTATGTTCCTTGAATGCCGCTAGCCGCCGACCCGGCTACACCTGGCATGCCTTTTCCAGCGTAATTTGCAAAATTATGAGCGACCTCTAAATCATTCCCCGATAATGGCCTTAATAATCCAGCAGCAACTGCATGAGTATCAATGGTAACATCTCCACGAGGAGAATTAGGAGCCAAAAGATTATTGTAAAAACTTCTTACCTTATGTTTTTCTCCCATGAGGCCATTTAAATTTTCCATGCCACCGCCGGATTCTATTGCTCTAATAGCTTTCGCTATTTCTGTAAGAGATCCCCAACCTGCTTTAGACCGAGAACCATTAGCATTAGTGGCAAATTCTCCAAGCGTTCCTTCTGGATGGACTAATTGATAGTGAGGGGCGCGTTCTGTTTGGTCATGTAGTCTTGTCCACATAGCTTTTAAAATTGCTTTTTCATCATCTGGTAAATCCATTTTATGGATATCGCCTAAAGATTTACCTCTAATTAGGGAAAACATTGGCTGATATTTATCTTTATTTAATGAAGGCGTATCAAGGAAAAATTTCTCCATTTTTGGAGTCATTGTATATCCATGATAAAAATTATCGCCGCGACCTTTAATCGTATCTAAAACACGATCAGCCAAAGATACATTCTGGAACCAATCTTTTTGCGGCGATAGCGCCGCCAATGCGCCAGCCGCAGAGGACTCAGATATTCCGTATTTTTTTGCCCAATCTTTTACTATTTTATTACCGCCATCATACCAAAGAGAACTTCTTCCCCTAATATTTTCTGGTATCTGATCATGTAGCCATAAAAGATTATCTTTCACATGATCTATAAAATGCTCTGCAGCTTCTTCATGCCCCATACCCTTAACATCTTCATTGGCGTGGGGGTAATCTCTAGTAACTCCTACATTTTTAGCGAATAAAGGATCGGTGGCTTTCATAGATTCGTAATCTACTATTTTAGGGCCGCCGGCCACATCCATCTCAATTCCCTTTGCTCCGGTAGGCAACCGAGAATCAATTTCATGAGGATGAGATCCAATGTCTTCAGCGATTCTTGAATCTCTAGAAAGTTTAGAACCTTTTAACCCTTTAGCGACTTTAACAGCCTCTTCTACCGGACCAAAAGAAGGAACAGCTCCTAATGCAGCCAAGGCCATGCCGCCGTAATCCCCACCTTCACCAGCGCGCTTGGCCTCCTCTGCCGCCATCACGTTGCCAAGACCGGGCGTAAAGCCAGCAAGCTCACTCACGCCCTCTGCAAAACGACGACGCTCAGGAGACGGGCGCTCGCTGCCAAGACCAGCAACGGCACCATAAATTTTTTCACCAATCGTTGGCTCATATGCCGTTAACGTAGCCTCACGACGTGGCTCAGGAAGGCTCTTGGCAGTCTCTAACGCTTGTCGGATGGACTCATTAGGGTTCTGACGCGCAAACGTCGGTAGCTCTACTGGCGTCTCTTCAGGCGCAAATTGGACGTCGCCCTCGACCTCGCCGCCCCATGCCTTGCCCGCCCGCCCAAGCAACGGCGCGACGGCAAAGCTCCAACTAATCAGTCGACGGAATGCC